TTACTATTAGTGGGAGACTATGCCATCAAGGCCTCTAAGTCAGAAAAGGACGATAAGATATGGGAAAAGGTGAAGGAATTGCTCGAAACGCTCTAGAGGGCGACGAGTCTAGAACAGTCTTATTTGACAACCTAATTGATCGCACTGTAAAAAGGGGCGAGATATTAAAGGCGCTGGGGATACAATCGCCAGCACGATTCGAACATGCACCAGTACAATGCTCAGAATGTGGTTCGCATCACATCACGGGATTAGAGATACTTGGCGCATATCAAGGAACGCTTCTTTGGGAGTGTGATTATTGTAGTAAGCTTTATCTACGTTTTGGCAGATGCAAAACAGAAGATATGCTTGAAGTGCTACGAGGAACATGGATTAATCCAAGCGACTGGTCACAATCTTCCAATAACGAAGCAAACTAGGAGTTTTTTGAAATGAAAGATGATGGCGTTATAAAACGTGCTATCGTCACACCTGATAAACATGCACCTTTGCATGACAGGAAGGCGATATCCGTTGTTAAGCAAGCAATAGAGCTTGTAAAACCAGAGATATACATTGAACTTGGTGATTGTGGTGAGTGGGGTAGCGTATCTCACTGGAAGTGGAAGAATAGAAAGAAACCACCTCTGGAGTATATCGTTAAGGACGTTGATGCTGACGTTTTAGCTGTAAATGACATGTTAGACGATATTGATGAATCTCTTGATAAGGCAGGATGCAAGATAAAGCACTTCTGCGCAGGCAATCATGATGAATGGCTAGAGCGATTCGTTGCAGAACACCCGTATTTGGCCCAATATAGCCTCTCTAACGCACTTTCTCTTAAAGATCGAGGTTATACCTACCATAAGGCAGGAAAGTACGTTAAAGTGGGCAAAATGGCGTTTTATCATGGACATCACTTTGGAGGTCAATATCATACTGCTAATCATCTTCGTAAACTTGGAGGCTCAATAATGTATGGTCACTGGCATAATCTTCAGATGATGTCACTAACCAGCTTTAATGGGCCGATAGAGGCGTGGAGCATAGGCTGTCTAAAGGATATGTCCAGCGAAAAGAACGAGTGGCTTAAAGGACGCCCTCATCAATGGGCTCATGCTTTCGCAATAATAGACTTCTACAAGGGTGGTAACTTTTGTGTTACTCCAATTAAGATTGTAGGAGGACAGGCGGTAATATGGGGCGAATTAATAAAAGGAGTAAAATAAAATGGCATGGGGAATAAAAAATCTATTTGGAGCTTTAGGTGCCTCTATGAAAGACGATAAGGGTCTTTTCCAGGGTGGTGCTGAAGGCGTATTAGGCGGAAGGGCAAAAGACCTTATAATGGGCCTAACGGGCAAATCTGTTATGGATCGTACAAGGAAGTTTGCTAAAGAATTTAATCCTGAAGATAGCAAGGGTGTCTTAAAATTGCAAAAAATGATGAACTCTCTTGGTATAACAGACTCAGAAGGTAATGAACTTAAAGAAGATGCGATGCTTGGCGGAAAGACCTTGTCTGCATTAAGAAGTTTACAAAGAGGTGATAGCGAAGAGAGTTTGGACTATGATACTGACTATTCAGGGGAGAGTGTAGAAGAATCTTTCGATTATGATCCTAGAACAAATCCTGCGGGGCCTGTTGATCCTTGGGGCGAAGGAAATAATATGTCTGGTGGTTCTTCTAAATCTTGGCTTAGCAAATTGTTTAATCAGGGCCAGCTTAGGGGCTGATGGCTAAACGTACTTATAAGATACTCCGTTTTGATGGTGGCATAAACAATGATGCTGACCCTAGAGATATAGGGGATAATCAGTTTGCTGATTTGCAGAATGTTGCTGTTGATGAAATGGGGAAGATTATAGTGCTTGGTGATGTTCAGACTCTTCTTAAAGGTGGTCTATCAGGCGACCTTACAGGGGCAGGTAGGGGCCTATTTGCGTGTACTACTGACCATACAGGATTGCTTGATGGTGGCTTAGATAATGTTGGTACAACATATTATTTAGTAGAGAATGGTAATCAAGTTACAGGCATAGGAGATGATGGTGAATCTGGTAATATAGCTTGTACTATGAATGAAGCAAGTATGTATTATGTTGATGGAGCTTTTAGAATAGCAGAGGCTGACCATGCTGGAGGTACTATTCCTATATGGAAAGGATTTATTGAGGCTAAGACATATTTGTCTACAGCTCCTGGAGCAGATGTAGAAATTACCGAAGGTTGGTATAAAACCAATGCTGAGATAGCAGGATGTTTTCCAACTTTTTCCTTTAATGATGTAGATGTATGTAAAAATGCTACTATGCTTAATACTGCATATGCATTAGAAGCTGAATCTGATTGGTCTATTGGTACCGATGTTGCATATAGTTTAACTGGACAGGCACTTTGTACTACTACTGATTCAAATACGGCTTCTTATACTGGAACTACTGGCGCATCTTCAGCTACGTCAGACCATAAATGGGGAGCAGTACTGGAATTTGCCGAGGCTAGTGGAGGAAATGGTACTGGAACCTGGATGCCGACCACTGATACAAGATATCAGTTTTTTATTACCACTATGTATGATGACCATACTCAGGAAAGTTTGCCACAACTATTCCGTATGTTTAAAACAAAGGATATTGCCGGTGGTGTGACTTTTGAGGGTAAAACAATAGAAACAGAACTTCCTTTTTCTAATGGAGATAGTACTTCTGATATTTATGGAGAAAATGTTGCAGTATACTTTTTGCCTGTTTTTAGTGTATATGAATCTACTTATAACTTCGGTGCTTTCGCAACAGCTACTACTGGTATCGGTAATCAACGTATAACTGGCTGTCGTATATATTGGGCATCTAATGAGGACGGTTATACTACATTATGGCAAATGATGGATGCTAAATTTGATGAAGGTATAAAATTAGTTGGGATTGATGGTGCGGGAGGTGGTACTAGTGGATATGGACCATGGGAAGACCCTGCTACTAATACTCATGGCGGAGTAAGGCATGGCACTGCAATGACAGGGGAAGGAAGTTTATGGACTAATCCTCCAAGATACTTTCAATATGATGTATTAAATGCCCATACTTCAACAGATATAATAAAAGTAGATTCTTATAAAACTGCAGTAGTAGCTAATCGTAGGGTATATTTAGGTAATATCAAACAAGATGGCAAGATACATGCAGATAGAATGCTCAAATCTCCAGTTAATCAGTTTGACAAGTTTCCTAGTATTAATAATATTGATGTGGCTATTCATGATGGCGATGATATTGTGGCCCTGGTTGAATATGCTGATAGAATACTACAGTTTAAGAAGAATACTTGCTATATAATTAATGTATCTGGTAGTGCTGAATATTTAGAGGCAGAGCATAAATTTAAAGGTATTACTAATCCGGGAGCGGCCTGTAGAACGGATTATGGAGTTGCCTGGGCTAATCAGAACGGATGTTATATGTATGATGGCCAAGCAGTGACTGACCTACTTGAAGACCAAGGTATGCGTAAGATTAATCAATCAACTTGGAGCACCTTTATTGGAACAGATAATTATCACCGTATAGGCTTTAATCCCTTTAAGCGGCAACTTGTCGTATTACAAGGAACAACAGGCAATGATGCTTATGTTTATGATATGGTAACTAAAAGCTGGACTTTTTCAGCAAATATGGTGGCAAGTGGAAGTACGGGTTCTAACTTTATTAATGACCCTGTAGATGGTAGCCTTTTAATACATGACGGTAGTGGAACAATAGATAAATGGGCTGATACGCCTTTTAGTGGAGCCCCTGCTATTGTTATTAAAACAAAGGATATTGACTTTGGTGAGCCAGCAGTAAGGAAGAAGTTATATAAGATTTATGTTACCTATAAGGGTGATGGTACTAATATTACTGAAAATTATCATACCAATGGTGGAACAGCTAATTATGGATTTGATGGTTCTGGATTTGGCAATGTAACAGAGTGGACTAGGTTAGAACTAAAGCCAGATGATTCTGATGAGGCGAAGAGTATTTACTCTTGCCAGTTGCACTTAACTGGCTCTTGTGCTACAAATTTTATGATTAATGATATATCATTCATTTACAGGACTAAG